GAAACTTGACCCATCGCAGAGAAGATACGGCGGGACGGTGCAGCCGGAGACCCATGAAGGCACGGAAGAGCCGGCATAGTCCCAATAGCCGCCGATCCGGTCCATGTTCATAAACTTGAGGTTGGTTCCGTCATTGAGAACTTGGATGGTGTCGCCCGGAGGGCAGCATACGACTTGGCCGCTTGCCGTTGTCTTCAAGGTAATCGTAAACGCGCTGCTGCCCGTGCAGACGTTGGAGACGACATAATCCTTCTTGAAGCTGGTCGGGAACGTAATCTGCACCGAGCCAGTCAAGGTCGAGTTGAACGTAATCGTCCGGCTCTGAAATTGCCCCGCGGAAAGAGTGACGTTGGAGTTGTTGAGGCTGATCGTCGCGAGACCGCCGCAGACGAGGTCGAGCAACGTCATGTTCGCATTGACGGGCGTATCCCATGTGCCGACGTCGTCGCCACGCGCCGGCTCTTCTAGGTTGATATTGGAGGTGAATGTCGAAGCCATTGGTTACCCCTTATTGCGGGTAGAAGGGCACCTTGACGGTGGCCCCCGAGGAGGTTGTCACGAGAAGGAAGCCGCTCGCCTCCGATGAGGTGAAGGTAATAGAGCCCGTCGTTGCCGGCGCCGAGGTGGACGACGTCGTCACCTGAGGGAAGATACTCTTAATGGTCGTATTGATCGTTTGGACACCCTGGACGAGCTGCTGAAAGCTCTGCAGGATATCCCCAACACCAAATGGCATTAGACCCTCCCCGAGAGGCCGAACCGAAAACGAATCCGGCCTAGCCGCCAGAACTCGCTGCTCGCATTGCTTTGGATGAAGGCGGAGAGAAGCCGGTTGCGGGCACGAACGTTGATGAGCTGCGTTGCCGACGTGACCGTATACGGGCCGTATGTCGTCACCGGACCGCCGGGGTAATTCGCTCCAAAGAAGGTAATCGCGATTGAGGCGTTCTGGCTGCCGCTCCGTGTCCCGAAGATGAAATCCGGAATGATGAAATCGACAAACGGGATTTCCTCGCCTTCGGCGACTGTCCACCATCCGGTTTGAAGCGTCGGAAGGCCTGCCCCGGTGATCGAGGTCCCCGTTTCATGCTGCCAAACCTGCCCGCTGGAATCCGCCGCGAGCGGCATGCCGAGGATTGACACATCGGTCCAGGCGGTGCGGTTTAGAGAACCGTAGTCCCACTCATATTCATTGCCTTCAAGATGCACCTTAACCCAGCTATCATTTTCGCCGGTCGAGTTGGCCGATGGGTAGAACCATCCGATCTCGTTGAAGGCAGAGTTGACCGCGACGCGGACCTTGCTCTGGAAACTCGTGTTCAAATTCTGAAAGACCTGATCCCATACCGAGCAGGGCAACGGAGTGACACCGCTTGCCCCAAGGGTGAAGAAGTTATTGGTCGCCATCCAGATTGGGTTGCCGGAGAGGATGCCGCAGGCATGCGAGGAGATGAAGCCGCAGCCGGTGCCGACCCGCGTGAAGTTAAAGATGACGACACCGTCGATATCGGTAGAGATCAGACCATACTGGGGGCATTGGAGTCCCCCAACGATCTTGCTGCCCGTAGGAATGTGGAAGCTGCCGGCAGCGGTCTGGCTCGAAACCGTCCAGTTCGTATAATTGCCGGCATCTGACCAGCGCACCACGAGCGGGTCTTGAACCCCGGTCGATTCAACGCTCCGCCACGCGACGAGGATCTGCTGCGGCATCGAAATGAAAATGCCGCCGTTGAAGAATGGCGCCTGATTAATGACCTGCGCGTTCTGGAATCCGAAGTCCGGTGCCCATGCATAGATCGGCCCATCTTGCGGGCAGGCGAGCAGGATCTCGCCCCAGTTATCCTGCGTCCAATCCGTCGCGGTGATCGGCGTTCCCGCGGTGCCGGCCATCGCCGTTCCCGTGCCGAAACCACCGCTACCGAACCCGCCAGCGCCGAAGCCCGACCCGGCTGCCTGCGGGCCGAGGGTGACGTAGTAGACCAGCTGGGCCCGGCTGGCATTCATCGTCGCCGTTGCCGTTGCCGATGCCTGCTGCGTCGCCGTGATGGTGAAGTTCGTTGAGTCGGCGACGCTTGTGATCTGATATGGGCCTTGGACCGTCAGGCCTCCAACCGACGTCGGCGCAATGAACTGCTGGAAGAGCCCGGTGATCGCCTGAAACCCGTTGTTGGAAAGGGTAACGGTAATCGTGCCGGAGCCCGACGACGTATTGAAAATCGGGAGCTTGCCGCTCGATGCTACCGTGGTTGTCGACTGTGATGGGAGCGCGATGGCATAGGACCCGGTACTCAATGCCGACACGATCGGATAGGCGCCATTGAGAAGGAAGGTGCCGATCGCAACCGGCGTGTTGAAATAGACGGTGTTGAAGAGCGAGACGTTGGCGTTCGGGTCGGCCACGGTAACCAAACTGCTCCCGCTCGAAACCGAGAAGTTCGGGCTTGGGTTCGTGGTGGTCGTTTGAGGCGTAATATCCTGATTGCTGCCGGTCGTGATAACCGCAAGGTTACCGGTTGCTCCAATGCCAAGGTGCTTTACCCCGGCGATATCCTGCCACGGGTGGAGATCCCGGATGGTCGAGCCGATCGTGAAGGACACATAGGCCTGCCACCCTCCGATGGTTTGGGTGAGGCCCTCCTTGAACCGAAGCATCTGGCTCTGGCTGATGCCGGCTTCGTTTGCCGACATCGTCAGTTGGGTATCAACCCCAGGCTTGAGCTGGATTGCCGACCAGGGCATCAGACCCTCGGGCTTGCGAGTGGCGATGGCTGCTTGCTGGTCCACCCGGCGGATTCGAAGCTCATCCGGAGCGCATCAACATCCATCGATTTGATGAGATTTTGGTATTGGCTTTCCCAGCTCTGCGCGAGCTTCGGGTCATCCGACTGAGACCCGTAGTTGCGCATGTAGCCGGCGAGAAAGATCATGCTCCCCGCGATCATCAGCTCCGGCACGTTTTGGGTGAGCCATGTCGAGCTATTCGAGGCAGAGAGCGGCGCCGGCCGGGTCGTGACGATGCTCTCGATGCCATAGGCCTGATCAGGCGTTGGCCCGAACATGAGCTGCAGATTGGAGACGCGGGCGTAGTATTGCGGCTGGCCGCAATTCGATGATGTCGCGGAGGGATAGATCGCGTCGACTACCGCCTTGCTTGTCGGAATGAGAGGAACCCGGGTGGCATAGGATGACGTCGCGCCGGCAGGCGTTAGGAGGTTATACGTCTCGATGTTGAGCGGCTCACCCAGCGCGGTCGAGAGGTTCGTTGTTCTCACCCCGGAGGAGAGAATAACCGAGGTATCGGTAACGCTCGCGATCGGAAGATCGAGTTCGCGCCAGAGGCGGCCTTCGACATAATCGATCGTCGCCGGAATGATGCCGCCAAAGTTGACGTCGCCGGTTTCTAGTACCGTCGAGGAGATGACCGTCAACGTGGCCAGCTCGGAGACATAGGAGGAATAGGTCAGGCTCATATGTCGTTCGGTGCCGCGTTTGAGAGAGTGAACCGGACCTGCCCGATGCCCACGGACCGCACGCCATCGCCGAGAATCGCAACCCGGTGATATTGGTATGGAGCCGCCGACGTCGGCGTGAAGCTGATGACCTGACCGGCAGAGGCCGCGGTCACACCGCTATTAATCGTCGTCCATGTCTGGCCATCCGCGCTCCCGTCAAAGGTGTAGCTCGTCGCCGAGTAGGACCCGGTCGAGGCAAAGAGGAACGACGTATCGCTCGGTGAGGTGAACGTGACGGAAGAAACAACCGAGGTCTGGATCGCTACGGTGCTCGGATTGATGAGGGTGAAGCCGGAGACGTTCTGATTCCAGTTCTTGCCCACCCAGTTGCCGAAGGATGACGACGAAGTAACCTTGAGGGCACAGAATGGATAGCGCTTCACCGCCGTTCCGCTTGACCCGACAACACCGTCAAAGGCGGCATCAAGGCCATTGCCGGCCGTCAAGGTCCCAACGTTCTGGCTTACTGTCTGCGGCGGCTGCGGCGAGAAGTAGTCGGCCGGCGAGAAGCCCACGTTGGATTGCGGGGCATCCGCGAGGGCGTAGTTCTCTGGCCGCGCGTTCGCGACGGGGATCGGATCGGGAGGCAGAACAATCGTGCGCCCGCTCTCCTGCGGCTTGTCCAGGCAGGGCATGCACACGAGCTTGTAGAGGTTCTTGAGCCGCGGCCCCTGCTGCCAATCCCACTGCCATTGCAGGTCGCCGAGGTTATACATGAACTGGCAGCGGTCGCAGAGGCCGAGGGCCTCCGGGTAGCGCGCGCTGATCCTCGCCTTTCCATGCGGCCTCATCGGCGATAGTACCCCGTGAGCCCAGGCGTGAGATAGAGCGGCGTCCATTCAGTGTCGTCGGTCGCAGCGAGCAGCCATGCCTCGTCCCGGTCCGCCTTCCGCTGCATTTCGAGTTCGGGGCGGTAGATGCGCGCGAGCCGGTGAGCGAGGTCCGCGGTGATCGCATCGAAGAACCGGTATGGGATCTCGATGTTCTGGCCGTTGACGATGGCCGCGTCCTGAATCTGCCGGGCGCCGTAGTAGAAGAAATCGTAGGTATAACCGCTATCGGGCGTGAGGTAGAACGTCACGGTCGGTGCGATGAGCCGATCAAACCAATACTGGCTTGGGAACCCCTGCTGGCTCTTCGTCGTGATCGCAGCATATTCATCGCGGCCGATCGGGTAGACGTATCGGTCCAGCGTCGGATTGGTCGAGTAGCGGATATAGGCCGAAAGAATCATCCGAATTTCGGCCGGGATCGAATAGGTCGCCGACCCTGCGACGAGCGGGATCGAGTTAAGCTCGATGGTCCAGAGGTTCTGCCCCGGCATGGTATTGAACCGCACGAGGGCGAGGTTCAACTCCATCACGGCGCGCTGCATCTGAGTCTGCTCAATCTCGGTTGGGCGGATCTGGATGCGGTCGAAGGCGTTGAGGATGAACTCACCGCCCGATGGGGAGAAGTTGAAGTTGCCGGAGGTGACGACAACCGGATTAAACGGGTTGGTCACGACGTTATCCTCCAGCTACCCGTGGTCGGGCTCACCTGCCCTGCTCCGGCGATCGAGTAGTTGACGATCCCGAGCGCTGCGACGCCGGTCCCCCAGGTCGCAATGAAGGTCGAGTTGTTCGCGGTCATCCCGATTGCGCAGGACGTTGTTACGAGGCTTCCCACCGGGGCATAGGTGATCGTCAGCGTCGCCGAGGTCGGGACGGTCAGAATGCCCGCCGAGCTAAAGAACTGCACGGCGATCTCTAGGGTCGATCCGTAGGAAACGTTGATCGGCATATCCGCCAAGCTCTACCTTATAAGGTCTAGCATATCAGATAATGCGGATTGAAACACTCGCCGTCGTTGGTGGCAGGATTTGCGACCCGGCGCTCACGGGGTTGTCTGCGACAATGGTCCCTGAAACGCCCGGGCTCACCGCCTGTTCAACAAAGCCTATCCGGCCGCCCGTGAATGCATCCTCGATGGTGCCGGCTTCTCCGGAGAAGATGCGGTTCCAGAGACGGGCGCCGGCAAGGAAGGTATCGCCCGTCTCGCTCGCGGCCATGGTGCCGGTGATGTTCGGCGTCGGCAGAAGGCGCGACGGCGCGGCGAGGAACTGCTGCCGCGCCGCGGCCAAGCCCTGCTTATATCGGACCGGCGTCGAGAGCGGTTGATACCAAGAGTTCTTAAGGCTTGCCGGAATGACCTCCGGATCGGTTGCAAAGAACTGTTGGGCCGCAGGCTTTACCCCGATCTTGGTCCGTGTCGGCTCACTAAGCGGCATGAACCAGCCGGTCTTAATACTTGCCGGGATGACCTCGGTATCCGCCGCAAAGGCCGGATCAAGATGCGGGCGCAAGCCCGGCTTCTGCCGGACTGGCTGGCTAAGTTCCGCGAACCAACCAAACGAAACGACGATGGCAGGCGGCATAACCGCGCCACTAGCCGAAACATGCGCCAACATTCCCGGCTTGCGCCGTTGCGGCTCCGAAAGCGGCATGAACCAGTTGGCGCTGGTAACGGTGACCGGCGTGTAGCTGATGATGATAAGGCCGTTGGTGCCCGCGCCGCTTGTAACGGTGCCGACCGTTGCTACAGCCCCGCCCCCGCCAGCGCCGAAACTGCCGCCAGAGCCGGCGGTTGCGTTACCCGTGCCGTTGACGGCCCCTCCACCGCCACCGCCAGACCCATGGCTTGCATCATATTCGGTGCCGTTCCCACCGGTACCGCCAGTCGTGCCACCGGCCGTTCCCCCGGCTCCGCCGAGGCCAGCATCACCGGCTCCGCCAGCCGTTGCAGAAGCGATGGTCGTATTGTTAACGCCATTCTGGCCGGAATTGGTTGTCCCGCCGGCGCCTCCGCCGCCGCTTGATTGACGAGTGGCCGCGTTGGTGGACCCTCCGGAGCCGCCCGCATCGAGAGAGTCGCCGTTGCCGGTAGCGCCCCCAGCCCCGCCACTCTGCGCGACTGTGCCAGCATTGCCGCCTTTGCCGCCATTGGCGCTAACCGAAGCACTGGCAACCGACGTGCCATTGAACCACGAATCGCCGCCAGTATTGCCGGCCGCGCTCGTGGTCCCACTTACAGCGGCCCCCCCGGTTCCTACTTGGACGTTAATAGTCGCCCCAGGGACGAGAGTGAGATTGTTTTTGCGGCCCCAGCTTCCACCGCCGCCCCCCGTGGCCGCAGAAGTGGCCCCTACGGCGATGGCGCCCGAGCCGCCGGCCGCGATCGTATCGATGAAATTTGAGCCGTTATTCCAGTCTGAAGGAACAACCCACGTTGTCGTGCCGGCCGTTAGGAAGATGACCGTCGCCACGGATCAAACTCCGAGGCACCGCAGGCGATAGGCCCGCTCTTCCTGCTCCTCAATCTTCTTCATGAATGGAATGCAGGGATGGTCGGCGCATGGGTCGCAGATCCGCGCCATGCACTGCCGGCAGAAAAAATATTCGGTGTCCTTCTTGATGACAGGCGCGTGAACCAACCGATTGCAATGGTTGCAGGTCCAAGTATCCGCCTCGTGCTGATCGGAATCGACCTTGAACCATTTCCCCGGCTCAAAGGCAGCGGTCGTCCCGCTGCCCCCGAAGATGATTCCTTGGCCGGTTGCATTCCGCATTTAGGCCGTCGCCTCCGGCGGCAGCATGATCGGCACCTTCGGCTTGCGGCCCCGCTTCTTGGGAATGATGACCGGCGCCGGGTGCCTCAGATTGTCCATGAGCTGCTGCGTCACCGCGGCGAGCTTCGCCTTGAGCTGTCCATTCTCATATTGGAGGCGGCCTAGGTCGTTCGACACGCCCGACCAGATCGACTCGAAGTAATCAAGATCCTCCTGCGCGCCTTGCAGGTAGGTGATCTGATGGTTGAGTTGATCCCGCTGCGCGACCATGCCATTGACGCGCCCCCCAACCTCCTGCCGGCGGGCCATGATCTTCCGACCGAACGGCGTTGAATCCGAATAGGCATAGAGTGGGGGCGACTGCATGATGTCGCTCTCATGCGGCGCCGAGACCTTGATCCCCTGCCGCTCCGCCAGATGACGGAAATAGTAGAACCCAGGTCGCTGCCGAATGTACTCATCGCGGCTGGCCATATCGATGCCGTAGAGCGCGATCTCGACGGCACCCATCTTCATGGCGAGCGCCATCATCCAGGCAAAGGATGAGGTGAAGAAATCGCTCCCGAACTCCGCGACCAGCCCATCCTTCGGGAAGGTCAGCGCAGCAGGAACAAGCGACTGGTCCTGCATGTAGATCGGGAACTTCTGCTGGCGGAGCCACTCGACATAGGGCTTCCCGTAGCTCTCATGCTCCGGCCAAAGCAGATTCGAATGGAGTTCGAACCAGATATTGACGCGCGGCAACGTGTTCATGTTGCCGGGCGAGCATGCCCAAATCTGCCAGCTATCGTCGTTGAAGGGGGCCAGCATCCGCGACGATGGCGCGGTGCCGATGAGGGCTATCTTAAGTGGCCCCGGCGGCGCGGTGGCCGCCGCCGGGGCCGATACGGCTGCCGCAGGAGAGAGGACAGCAACCGGATTCTCGCCCTCGCGGGTAGGTTCGTGGGCAGCAACAACATGAGGGCCCGCCTGCCCGTTCGTCAAGACAGTCGGCGAAATATGAGCTTGAACATATGTCGGAGTCAGAATGGTCATCAGTGTCCCGTTATGGTGGCAGAAGTTATTGCGATCGTTTGTCCGGCAACGATCACGTTGGTCGGCGAAAGAAGGATGTCGAAGGTAGCCCCGGGCGATGCCGTCCCCACCGTCAAGCCGGAGATCCAGACCACGCCGAGCGAGTCGGTGATCTGGGCCGTCGACGCGGCCCCTGACCTGGCAGCCGCCGGATCAACCAGCGACATTCCCGTGAAGGTAAGGACGCCATTCGAGACGATCCCGACCGGGTCGGAGAGAGCCAATGTAGAAAGAACATTGCCGCTCGCGTCGAGCAGCTGCAGGTTCCCGGCCGCGGGCCCATCATCGATCGCGGCGACAACGTCGCCGAGACGGGTATTGATCAGGGAAAGCGGATAGATGACCGACAACCGCGTTACTCATCCGGTGAGCGATCGGTCATAGCATCGGAACTTAAATTAGCCAATGCCCGCCTGAATGGCCGTAACGTTCACCGACCCGGCAGAACTGCTCGACGATGTTATGGTCAACCGCCATGCGGCAATCGGGACATAGCCGCCCGGGTTAACCTGAATATTAATGGCATCCCAATTGTTAGCGGTTATGCTCTGCCAGTGCGTCGACTGGAAAACAGTCGGCACCGCATTGGTCGGGGTCGGGAGACCGCCTGCCCCGCCAAATGGCCCATAAGGATTATCCAAGGTGACATCAAGTTGTGCCGACATGCTGCCATTCGAGGCTGCCGTCGACACAAACGTCATGGCCGCGCCAACAATCGGCGGGGTCACATGCAGATTGACCGATTGCCATGGCGTGCCGCCGACCGAGGACGTCCCGACGAGAACCGGCACGTTCGCATTCGAGCTGATGGCGATCGAGGTCACCGTGAGGAAGTCGCTCGTCGTTGTCGCATTCGCGCCGGCACCGGCCGTCGATCCCTTGACACTCTCGACTACCGTTCCGCCACCCTGCCGGGTACCGGTGATCGTCAGAGTGAGCGAGGATGTATCCGCCGCCGTGCTGGTAAAGACAATCCGCCGTTGAGTATCGAGCGGCATATTGGACGAGTTCACGGTAATGACGGAGGTCGCGGCGGTCGAGACCGAACCAACGAAATTCGATGAAGCAGCGACCAGTGCCTTCGATACATAAATCTGATTGGCCACGGTTTACTGCTCCGATGCCAAAACCGTCCCGGTCGCGGTGCCGGTATAGGTCGCCGACCGAGCGCGGAGAGTGAGGCCGTTCTGCACGGTGCCCGAGACGGCGGTCATGATCTCGCTGCCGGGCTGGCATACCCACCTGTATGACGCGCGCTGGTTCAATCCGAGGTACCAGCGCTCGATTGCGGTCGTGACGCCCGCCTCGCCGGTTGAATTGATCTGCATCGCGGCCTGGAAGGTGACATCCGCCGGATCGACGCCGAAGTTGCTCGAAACCGAGGAGACCAGGGTGCCCGTAATGCCGGTCAGGGACGACGTGAACGTGATGAGCGCGACATCGAACTCCATCGGGTTGTCCGCTGGAGTTCCGTTGGTGCCGACCAAGATGTCGTAAAGCTTGTACCGGCGGTTGCCGGCGAAACCTACGTTCGCCGTGGTGTTCGACGAGTTGCCGAACACAACCAGGCTCTTGTAGGTCGTCGCCATGCTCTGCTGGACGTTGCCCGCGCCGATGGCGGTTGAATTTGCGAGCGCGAAATTTGCCATGTCAGCCGATTCCTACCTGCAAGGCCGTCGCGGTCGCGCTGCCCGTGCTGCTGTTGAGAGTTAAACGCCACGCCGCAATCGGGCAGGTCGAGATGCTGCCTATCTGGGCAAGCGACGACGTGGCCGGGCCGCCGACTTGGCTCGCCTGCCACACGGTTTGAACCGAGGACGTAAAGGTCGAGGACGGATCGAACAAGGCAACATCAATCTGATAGGTGCCGTTCGCGGTCGAGGAAAAGCCGGACACCGCGACGGAAAAGCCTACCTGCATCGGCGTCGTGCCGTGCCAATTCGTGAGCTTCCAGGGCGAGCTACCCGACGACGATTGCGTAACTGATACAGGCTGCACGGCGATCCCTTGCCGAAAACGTCAACGCTGCTATGTTATACCCCTCTAACTTAGTAGTTGGCAACGTGGAGACGCCATGACGTATCGCAGCCAATCCGATGTTCGCGCGCAGGCAATCGAGGATG